GTTCTCATCCGAGGGGTCGATGTATGGATGATCACCCTCGGCTGGCTTGGCCATCAGGTCACGCTTGCGCTTCTCAAACATAGAAGCCGCCTGGCGCTGGTTGTCACGGTAACCCTGCATAATCTCCTCCAGCTTGTCATTCACATAGTGAGTATCCTCAATGTGGTCACGGTCAGGTGGGATCAGGAGCCACTTACCCATCTCGACAACATAAATGTCAAAGGTGGCATCATCCTTCTGCAGACGCTTAGCAAAACCCTTGGCATCCTCGGCAGTTCCAAACACTCCCCGAATCTTTACGCCAAACTTGTCATTCTTCTGTGGGCATTCAGGACCCACAATGGAAATCAGTGCAAACACCTGGCCGGGTGGAAGGTTGTAATCGCTCTCCAGAGAACCCATATAGAGATACTGAACTCTATAACTTTAAGTACAAATAAATGGAAGACCTTCGACGCGCTCATAACAATGCGAAGCGGTCCCTTATCAAGAGCTTGTGCCGGAAGGGTGACAAGGTCCTGGATGTCGGGTGTGGTCGCGGAGGCGACTTGCACAAGTGGAAGTCATGCAAGGTGAAGTTGTGGGGTGTAGACCCAGACCCATACTCGATTGAAGAGGCGAGGACTCGGGCTGTTGGTCTGGCTTATGATGCTGAATTCTCGGTTGGTGATGTGACTACAGCTCCTGTAGGTCCGTTTGATATCCTGTGCTACAACTTTTCTCTCCAGTACATCTTTTCCTCACAGGACCTGTTGAGTCGCAGCATCCGTGAAATCAGGAACCGCGTAGAGGTTGGGGGTGTCCTCGTGGGTGTGGTTCCAGACTCTGAGAAGATACTCAGTCTCCCGTGCAAGTGGACAGACCCTCTCGGGAATATCATCGAGCGTGGACCAAGCATCGGAAAGGGCCTAGTAGGGGAGATGATCCTCGTCAAGCTCTCAGATGGGCCATACTATGCCAAGGGTGCCATCCCGGAGCCACTCTGCCACAAGCATATCCTCTTCGAGAGCCTCTATGATTGCGGGTTTGAGCTTGTGTATTGGGGTGATATGTTACCCAAGCCTACTGGTCTGATTTCAGACATTTACTCTCAGTTTATTTTTAAACGCATAAGGTAGATGAATAGGCTGATTTTGTTTGGCATTCTTGTGGCTCTGCTCGTGTCACACAGGGAACCAGCGGTACTATCGGTGGTGCGTGAGAAATATGTACTACTTAAGAAGCAGCTCGCGACAACTGGTCAGTTTCCACAACTTCAGCAGGATGTGATTCTGACGGGTATGCAGAAGCAGGGACCCCAAGGGGATGTCGGCTACAATGTCAACAAGGGGCATGAGATTTTCCTATGCCTGAAGGGCGACCTCAACTCTGTCATGCATGTTCTTCTCCATGAGCTTGCTCATATGACGGTGACAGAGTATGATCACTCGAGCAAGTTTTGGGAAAATCTGGGAGAGTTGAAGAGGGTTGCTAAGAGTATGGGTATTTATGAGGGTATAGGGACAAAGACCTTTTGTGACGGTGAGATTAGAGATTAGTGACGCCTAATGTGTAATGCCTCATATTTCTGTTTCGTTCCGCGATCCTGATGATGTCATTAAAACTATTGTCCGAAAGACGGGAGATGTTTTGGTTCTGTCCATCATGTCAAACTTTGTAGTTAATATGTTTGCTACTGCTTGCCGGCCAGGAACTTCTTCGCGAGCATGAAGATGACTGCCGTCAGAGCCAGCATGAATGCCTGGCTCATCAGGCCCTGACCCATAACCTGAGGCAGTACCTCTGCAATCTTGTCCTGAACTGGCTTTGAGAATGCGATGACGGCTGCGAGGCCGGCGAGTGCCGCCTGCAGCTGGTCATCCGTCAGACCAAATGGATTCTTGGTTGCTGCGGCAACCGACTGGGGAATCTCCTTTTCCGGTCGGTAGCTCTCCTTGCGAACACGCTGAACAAGGCGCTCGTCAACTGGCATTGTCATCTCCTCAGGCTCGAAATCGGCTGTACCCATGACATCCTGGATAGCTGTAGAGAACTCCATATCTACATTACGATCATTATTTTTTTCAGATAGACGTGGCTCAGGGACGGGAGGGGGAATAACCTGCTCCTGTCTCTGTGTCTCCCCTTGGGGGCGTGGAGGCTCGATGGACACAAGCTCAACCATTAGTTTTGAATGCCAAAGTTTTTACTGGGCTCCGCCGCGAAGTCGGAGCACAAGGTGAAGAGTAGACTCTTTTTGTACATTGTAATCAGCCAGGGTGCGTTCATCCTCGAGCTGCTTACCAGCAAAAATCAGACGTTGCTGATCCGGTGGGATCCCCTCCTTGTCTTGGATCTTCGCCTTCATGTTTGCAATAGTATCCGAACTCTCCACCTCGAGCGTAATAGTCTTGCCAGTCAGAGTCTTGACAAAGATCTGCATCTACTATAATATCAGCCCACTTTTTTAACTACTATTTTGGGTGTGTTCTTCTTCTGAGGAGCCTCTATACCAGCGGCTGGAAGTTGAGCGTGCCGAGGATTGTAATTGCTCTGATGGAAGCGCCACATTGCTGGACTTCCAATTCTAAAGTTTTTACGTATCGGAGACTTGTAGAAAAACACACAGTCCTCGATCCTGTTCGACTTGCTCGTATTATCGAGCACTAGGCACTCGTAGTTCTCTGTGCAGACCTTCAGCACCTGCTCGAACATCTCAAAGCTTGGGAAGATGCCGAAAAAGTTTTCGTAGAGGCGCTTTCTATTCTGCACAATTGGCTCTCGAAACACAAATACATAGTCGCACTGCCCTCTGAGGTCTGGCGGCAAGTCCATACAGTACTGCATAGTCAGCATGAAGAAGAGCTTCCAGTGTCGACCGTTGTAAAACGTCTGACGGATGCATAGATCCTTCATTCGACTCTTTTCGTACATGCAGTCATCCAGAAGAAGAAAGGCTGGCTGAACCTTATTCAGATTGGCGAGAGTCTTTTGTCGAGCCAGAATCTTTTCAACCGTCTCCTTCTGATAATCACCATGGATGAATAGATCAGGGACAAACTGCTTGTAGTGATGGTTACCCTCCTCGGTTGCACTCATCACTACACCCACTGGGATGTGCCTTTTGTGCCAGAGGATGTCAGTCACGAGAGTTGATTTACCACTCCCACGCTTCCCTATGAAAATACACACCTTGTCATCCGCAATCTTGGATGGGTCGAACCTCCTGAGTTGCAGGTTCATCTACTATAAAGGGGATTTTGACTGTTAAAAAAATACGCGCAACCATTAGTAATGTCATCAGCTGGGTGGCTTAAAATAGCGGCTGAGGGCGTACAGGACGTATATATTAATGGTACTCCTGATGTTTCATACTTTACAACACTCTACAAGTCTCACTCGTCTTTTCTCCTCAACACATTCGAGGTTCCGTTCAACAACCCCCCACTCGCGTCTGGCGGAAACGCAATTTGCAGAATTCCTTACAAGGGTGACTTTTTGCGCGGGTTGTCCCTGAAGGTTAATCTCCCTTCTGTGTACACCCCCGGCCCCGGGTGGATCAAAACTCTTCGATACTCACCAAGTATCCAGTTCAACTTTGTCAATGGTACAAACGTCATCATCAATGCACAACAGACACCTTCCAATATCTTTGCAACCTACAATGAAATTTCCAATGTCTATATGGCTCTCTCGAATATTCAGGGTTCATTCTCTAATGGTATGTACGTCTACGGAACTCCTTATAGGGGTCTGGTGACTGTGGCTGACCAGTCAGACACCGATTATATTGTAGCCAACCTCATTACTCAACAATACGTTGAACCAGTCACTACAGTCACTCATATTAACTTTGCAAATTGTATCGCCAATGCCATAACCACTAACATCACCAATGCAAATCTCTCACCAGTCACGTCACTGTACACCACCCTAGTTGCAGGAATGAATGTGTTTAGCACTGGGTATACAGGTGCAGTCAACGTAGTAGCTGTCAATTCGTATGGCGGTAACCTGTTTGATACGTATGTGAATGTTACATCACAGCAACCCAAGTCATTCAACCAGACTGTCTACTATTCAAATATAACCACTACATATTCTACCAACCCAGTGACTGACCTGTTTTTCACATACACGGGTAATGTAGATACGCTTAGCGATGGCATGCTAGTGTACAACACTGGACTCTCTGGTACAGTCACTGCAAATATTTACAATTCGACAAATGGAAAACTCAACTTTAGTTCCCAGCCACCAACCTCCTTTATTTCTAATACTCTTACGTTTGCGACTTATTCGAACGTTTCAACGGCTGACATTACACAGACTCAGTTTACAGTCACTTCATCACCATCATTCATCCCCAACTCCATCTTCCCTGGCATGAACGTGTATTTCGTGTCGACTGGGTTCAACGTGACATCAACTCCAAATGTAGCTAGTGTAAGTGGATCTGTCATCACTGCGAACATCATCTCACAGCAGCCTCTAAATGAATCTGGTACCATGTTTATATCGAACATTGTGGCTACAACTAACGTTGCCAACGTCACAACCACCCTCCTCGAGTTTGCGGATGGTCCATATGGTGGTCTTACTTATGGAAATATCTATGGTCTCCCATTCACTGCTAACGTCGCAACCGTGTTTCCATCTGCAATCTCTGTCAATGTATCAAGTCGCCAGCCATTCTCATTCACCGATCCAGTAAACGTATTCTTCTCGACAACAACCTCGAATTTATCGACTATTGATATTACCACATCCAATATAGCCTTCTTCAGTCCTACAACCCCACCCCTAGTCGGAGATGTTTTGACATTTGCTTCCGGTGGGTTCACAGGCACCACAACAGTCACAAGTAACACAAACTACCCATCAGATGTAACTGTCAGCATTTCGTCTCAGCAACCAAAGAGCTTTTCTAATTTGAGTGTGACATACAGAAATAGTAATTCAGCAACCGTGTCCACTATCAATGTGTCTCGACTTGAAATGATGGTTTCCAACCTTGTTGGCCCTGAACCTAGTTCGATTCTTTACGCAAACATATACGGGACTACAAATCTTGGTGGACACATCCTACCATACTGGGGTCCAGTTCAGAATGTAATATCATTTGAGTCGACATCTAATATACTGAATTTAAGCTTTCCATCCCAGCAGCCTGTTGCGTTCCAGAATAACTATACTGTTTACGCATTCACTTCAGCGAGAGTGGTCACTTCAAATATCACCACCGCAGTCTACACTTACACACCTACATCTGGGAATGTACTCGCGTCAGTTGGACAGTATGTGAGTAATATCCTGACACCAAGTCAGGACTACATCACTGCGGCTAACGCAACCTCACTGGTTGTGACCTTTCCTCCTAGACAGCCATTCGTCAAGAATAACTTTTTGTCTTACATCACACCATACGCAAATATGACCTATGTCTCTACACCTATTACCAGTGCTACATTCAATCTTTCGAATACATTTGGAGCCATTAGTCGAATTTTCAAGATGAATGGTGTGATAGGCTCAGTCATACCGTCTAATGTCACCGCAACCACCATGATTGGTAATTTTGACCCTCAACAACCATTCAGCTTTACAAATACGATTGTCACTTTCCAGACATCACCCGCTGTGATAACAACTAACACCATCTCAAATACTCTCGTAACTGTCAATTCTGGGGCGCTGCTCACAGGTGCAACACCAAACTACAGCATGTTACTCGCCAGTAATAGTGCAATCGTTGGTACACTTTCAAATGTAGCTAGTATAAACGCAGCCGCACGATCAGCGACTCTTACATTTCCTTCACCTATTCAGCCAATATCACTGTCTAACTCAGTCTATGTCGGATATTCAGCCCAAGCCACTACAAATCTCGTGACTTCATCAAATGTGACTATTAGTGGAGTTCTGGGAACTGGTGCGACGATTCAGCTCGGGGCAAATGTGCTCGGGATGGGATACACTGGGGTTGCAACGGTTGCTCAGATTATCTCTGCAAATACATCACTGAGACTGACACTCACCACCCCTCAGCAACCAGCATCATACAGTAACCTCATGTTCTTTTCTCCATCTCAAGCTGATTTCACGTCACCATCAAGTATCCCGTGGCTCACCTTCCCCAAGGCTACGGCTCAGAACGTGGCTGTGTTCTATAACCAGACTACTCAAAAGTGGAACTTTAAATCGTACTCGAATGCTATATCCAACCTAGCGTTCACGAGCTATGAGAATATGGTGTTTTGGGGCTTTGATCCACACAACAGGGCATAAAATCTCGGTATATGAAAGGATGCCGACTCTAGTAGATGGGAGTCTGTTGGTTGCAGGTGACTTGTTTATATACGGTAATATTGCTCCGCCACCCACGGCTGGTGGCATCTTGCCACTCGTTACAGTCATGAACATCATCAGTAATGTGAATGTGTTTGGGACTCTGGTGGCTCAGAATGATGTGGTTGGTTTCTCGGCTCTCTGTGACGGGCGATTCAAATCGAATGTGCTGCCACTTGAAAACTCTCTCGATGTGATTCGTGCTCTGAACCCAGTCTCATTCACGTGGTCTGACAAGCTGCCAATTGCCAAGCCAGGAAAGGCTGGTACAAGAGACATTGGTCTCATTGCCCAAGAGGTGGAGGAGGTGGAGCCATTGGCTGTGAGTAACACACTCGAGTTCAAGACTGTGGACTGGTCGAGACTTGTGCCCCACCTTATTCAGACTATTCAGGTTCTTGATCAGCGCATTTGCGAATTAGAAAATGTCAGTAAGAAGTAGATATGGTGTTGCCCGCCCCACCACCGTCAGTTGGTAATTCCATCACCGCCGGAGCAATTCTGGCAGAATACGGCGTCAACCCACCATTCGACTTGGAGGAGCT